ACTTGGTCTCCTTCGGTTGGGTTCTCTGAATCAGCGGTTGCCAAATCAGAATCTTCTTTTGGTGCTTCATTCTCGGATGCTGCTACTTCGCTTACGCGAGCAGAATCAATTGCAGGATCAGTAACTAAAGAAACTTCATCTAGGGTTGCTGAAGTAATCTGCATTACGCCTTTGTTATTTGTCCATTCATTTATTTGAGCGCCTACGCTAAATCCATCGCGTAGCCCTTCGGTTGCTTCAACTAGGGCATCTTCGCCAGCCATAGTATTAGCAATCTTAAAAGTCGCTTCAATTCCATTCGCAGTTACATTATGAGAAACCATTTTCCCAATTGGACGAGTGCGGTCGTGCTCCAGAAGAAGCTTGACTGGCTTAATTTCAATGCTATCTGCTGCGAATACTGTTGGGCCGACTGAAGTATTGCCTTGCTCATTCCAAGTAACAATAGTTCCAGTTATCGTTCTCTTTATTGTGTCGGCAGCGGTAACTGCCATTGGCATATTAACCTTCATTTGGTATCAAGTCCTCTTCTCGCTGAATCTGCTCAACGCTCATCGCGCCAATGCGGTTTAGGATTTCATAAACTTGCGCTCTTTCTAATGCGTTACCGCGTAAGAAATCGTCAAGTGCAAAGCGCACCATTACTGGATTAGGAACAAAGTCCGGTAACGATAAGCGTTCCTCAATCGCTTTAAGGATTGGGCGAAGTGAGAAATCAACTAATGAGCGCCGCTCAGACACCGCGTTTGAATAAGTCATAGAAGTCGCTTCGGCGCTCAAGAAGTAAGCAGGGATGCCGCAAGCTCTAGCCAATTCAAGCGCTACATATTGACGGCCTTCTGCAAGTTGCAATGATTTAGGATCAAAGCCAAATTGCTCAAGATTCACATCAGCATTTAGAAATGCAGTAGAGCGAGATTGACGAGCAGTTTTCCAAGCACTTAGAAGTGCTGAAATTCTTTCGGCAGTTAAGTTAGTTCCATTTGACTTAAGAACCATAGTTGGAGCAGGTTCTTTAGCATAATTTACTGCTGCGTTCTCAAGATATACGGCAGCTGCAATTGTTTTACCAGCTCTGTGAAGCAATCCCTCATCTGGGCCATCGAATCGAATGATAGAGCCAACGCCTTGAAGCGGAACTGACTTGCCATCAACTTTATATCCAGTAATTTCAGTATTTAAGAAATCTGTATCAACTGTAACGCGCTCTGGACTAACGCGAGTCCAAGCTCTTACTCGACCGCCATCTGTTGATGAATACATTTCCAAGACAATTCCATAGCCCGCCCCATATAGCCAAATATCTTCAGCGAGCCAGTTATAAATTACAAATCCTGCAACCCTTGGGTCTGGCTGATTAATGACGCGATGCGGATCTACATACTGTCCAGTTATGCGATTGAAAGTGGTAAGAGGTAATGAGCCAATAGTTCCGCAGATTATGTTTCTAGCTCTTGCAACGGATGGAACGCTCATTGCTAATTGGCGAGTGGTATTAGTTGCACCGCCCAGAATATTATAAACTGAATCGCTAATCTGAACGGGAGTTAGCGCGGCTGCAACATCTGAAACCTTAGTAGGCTTAGCCGTCTGAACCTGTGGAAATAGAAAATCTCTTATAGCACCCATTGCTTACATTGTAAGCGAGCCTACTTACACTATTTGAATATCTACTCCGCTTTCAGCCATCGTTGCATAGTGTGTCGCTAAGGCTGAAGCAATTGCTCCGCAAATAGTTGTATTACTTACTTTGCGACCCATTACCCAACCGCCGTCTCCAAAGGGTAACTTGACGGCGGATAGGCATTGCTTGGTCAGCTCTTCCTGTCCCGAGTGAGCTAACCGCTGAGATGAAATTGCTCCCAATAATTCATCGCAGCTTTGGGCATAATCAAGTCCATCTATTGGCTCAACCCTAATACCAGCAGGAGCTAATCTAGCTGCGACCGCTGACGCGGTTCTGGCTGAATAGGCAACTAGCTGAACTGGATACTTGCGCACCCATTCTGCTACATCATTAGCCATTGCTTTATCATCCAAATTGGCTGGATTACTCCAAGTCTGAAGTAATATAACTTGGAACTTATCGCCCTCAAGTCTCTGGCTAGCAACTAGCGCCGCTTCTTTTCTACTAGGGCTTAGATCAATAGCTAACCAAGTATCAGATTCAGGGTTGAGTCGAAGTCCCTCAACTTTGCAACTTTCCCACTGAGACGGATTGATAACTGGGTTAATCGTATCGACCCATTGACATAAGACTTCTGTGCGCACAATATCTTCGGGGTCTGACAATACGGCTCGAATATTATCTGGATGAACTGTTATGCCAAGTGACGGATTAGCTTGGCAGACACCGAGCCAGAACGCTGGTGAGTTATCAAATTTAATACCAACTGGGGCTGACCATTCAAACCAACCAATATCATCATTGCCACCGAATATGGCAGCCATAGCTCTTTCCCTAAGTTTATTTAAAACTATGCTGTGTTGATCTCCAGCATTTGAATAAACCCATATTTGAGGATTTGCTGAAGCCATTTGGGTATATCGCAAGGCAGACCAGACATCTTCATCCTTATACTCTCTAGCCTCGTCTAGGTGTATCGTTTCAGGGGCTGCAATGCCTCTACCAGCCGAGTTATTTGCCCGGACAATGTATCGGCGGCCTTCAGTAAATTGAAGCTCTTGAAAGCCCTTGCTTTCCAGCTTCTTAGTAAATTCAGCAGCTAGCCTTGGATTCTGTTCAATGATTCCATAGATTTTATAGAATAGTTCCGCTGAAGTAGTTAGCTTATGAGCCGTATGGACTTGCAGCTTTTCTTTCAAAACATAGATTCTAAATAGGATTTGAAGGGCCATAAAGGTCGATTTTCCTTGTTGTCTCGCGCATAAAAGGGTTACCACAGGATGACACCATCTCCCGTCTGGTTTGTATTTCAAAGTATGGTGAGCCAGCCATTGTTGCCAAGGCATCAAAGTAAAGCCAATTTCCTCGCAGAATTTAATCATTTCCTCGCCATATGAGGGGTAATCATTGAGTTTAGTGTGGATTCTGGGTTCTGGCACACCTCGGTAAGCCGATTCGTCCCTAACTCGGACAATCTCACCCAATTCAGCCAAAGCGATTTCTTTCATTCCGTATAGTGCCTAGCCGAGCCATTTTCAGGGAAAATCTTCCCAATGGGGGTCGTGGGTATGCTTGAGCGCTCAAAAAAGGTGGGGGTCATACGATCGCGCTTAGAACTATTGCATTGAGTGCAACAAGCCACCATATTAGAAGCTTCATCAGTGCCACCCTTGCTGATAGGTATTAAGTGATCAACTGTAGTCGCTTCTAGCCCGCAATAGTGGCAAGTATTGTAATCTCTTTGAAGCACTTGAAGTCTTGTCTTTTGGTAGTAGCTAGAGTTATAGCGTCTGCTCAATGCCAGCCCCTAGTCTCGAGATGATGAAGTGCAATGCAAGCATCAGCGTATCTATGTCTTATGTATTTAATATGCGCATCTATTTGCTGCCTAGGGCTAAGGTCTCTATACCAGGTAGAACGCATCTGACCAAGGCCATAGTGTGATCCATTACGAGCCTTTGGATTCCATCTACTCTCTTTATGAATTAACCAGTTATAACATTGAAACTCTGACCAATCCAATTTGTTATAAGCATAAAGCTTTAGATTCATATCTGCTTTTGATGAATTGATTGGGATCAGCATAAGTGCCGATAGCATCAGCGTTAGGCAATAGCCTGCCCTAACTCTCTGGCTACGGGCTGCCTTCGGGCCCCGCCTTAGACGGAGTGTAGCGGCCTTGTCAAGTAGGCTAACATAAGTGCTGTTCAGAGCCATATTTACCCTCTATTCCAATAGATTCCCAATTATCTATCTGATCATCAATCGTTCTAAAGATTGGATATATATCATTGATTATATCTCGCTACCTAACTTTATAATCTGGTATTTTTGCTATAGCTTGACTAGCTTCTTTTCCTAGAGCAAACAGAAAGCTTTGAAACGATATTGTTTTGCGAGAGCCGTCGGGCCTTTCAAACTTCCAATTTCTCGGAAATGGAACTATGGCATCTGACGCGTTCCAAAGATTATTAAACCAAATAGATTTACTAACAACGCATAAAGCAATGCCGTTGTTATGGGATATAAATTTATCTACCCAAGGAGCTGGCTTACTAAACGGCGGATTCATCCAAACCAGCCCAGACCAAGGGTTTTCAAGCCCATTTCTTTCTTTATCAAAGTAATTTATTGCTGGTATCCAAGGAACTCCACCAAGGGGAGCGCAAACATCCAACATAAAGGTTAAACCCAAAGTGTCAAAGACTATTTTAGGCGTATAGTGCTCATCCGAGCTTTCTAGCTTATGTGCTTTATTAAAAGCCATCACTCTAACTCCCATATCTTCTTAAACTCTAACTGGCCCGATTGAAAGGCGTCTTTCAGCCTTTCCCTGCCGTCACTATGGAACTTAGTAACCAGATAAGGCTCAGCTATTGTGCCTTCTAGCCATTCAACTCTTTCACCATTCGGATCAATAACATCATCGCCATTGATATAGTGAAACTTATCTAGTATCGCATCAATTGATGATTCTCTTACTGTCTCAACTATTTCGCTAGATATATTGCTTTTTACCCATTTAACGAACTCGCGCTCGTTCTTGATAACCCATTTGAACTTAGGCTTACTGGTAGTCACATAGGCAATCACATCATCACCATATTCAGCTTTTACTCTGTCTGCACCTATCTTGTCCATCTCTGTCTGTAATGCAGCTCTTAGCCTATCCTTGGCCTTCTTGGCCTCATCAGCTATCAGGCTGACTGCTGCTAGTTCCAGGCTCAGTTCCTTGATTCCCATCTTGCTCCCTTTTCTTTGCTCTATTTAACCTTACATCTAGGCTGCTTACATTTATGCCACAATCTCTAGCAATAAACTCCTTATCAAATCCCCACTCCATTAGCTGACGGATATATCTAATAGAGTGGGGTCTGCTCACTTCTTCCCTGCCCATCCTTCTCCTTTGAATATTGCTGGCGTTGGATGCCATACGCGCCACATAGGCACATTGCAATTATCGCAGGTTACTTCATATTTCTGAACTATTGATGCAACTAACTCTCTTGATTTATCGCATTTGTCGCATCGATATTCATAAATTGGCATTATATGGCCTTTCCATAGTGCTATTGCCTGTCCAATACTTCTCGCTCAGCTTCTCAAATCCAGCAGCTAATCGGCATACTCGACATTTACCAGATTTCATCTTCCATCCACCGCATTTATCGCAACGGGTTATGTCATCTTCTTTACTAGCTACGCGATCAGAAGGGTAGATGATGCGCTGGAGGAAGCATCGCTGACATTCAATCAACCATACTTCCTCAGGCGCTTCGGGTATATCACTAGTCTCATACCGATAAAGCTCAATATGCGGTGTGACTGCTAAGCAAGTTGAGCACTTGAACGGATGAGCATCAGCCTTCATCTAAATCCTTTACTATCTCATCAAATGCTTTATCAATAGATTGATTTTCTATAATTACTTCCTGCAAGTCTTGCGCAAATGTAATTAGGCCAGACATATAGGCAATGTAACCTTCAAGACTAGGTGGATTATCTTTACCCCATTCTTCTCTTTTACGCTTCATTTTGCCTTCAATGTATTTATTCAATCTAGGGTCTAAACCGATATTTGGCATAGGAATATCAATCATTTTTGAAACACCCACTGACCATCTGAACCAATACGCATCCACTTAGCAGGATGACCGGACTTAGGAACTGGGCAGACCCAGCCTCTATATTCCTTGCCTTCCTTAGTACCAGTCTTTAAGACCATTGGTCCATCTCCACCAGAACATAATGGGATTTCATCAATTATCTCTGCACCTAATTGATTTGCGATTGCACTTACATCCCAGACAATTGGCTCAGGATCATTAGGGCGTTGCTCTTTTATGAATTCCGCAAGAGCTGGCTTAGTCGTTTCAATTGCCTTCTTTGGGCTCGGTTTAGTCTTAGCGAAGTATCCAGCGAGGTTAAGTGCGCGTCCCAACGATCCAGTTTCCGCAAGCTCGAGTGCATATTGCTTGGATTTAGACTCACTGGATAAACCTGTAGTCCAAGGGTGTAAGTCAGCTTCAGTGCGATATAACTCAGTTTTAATAATATAGACATCACAATTAGCCACAAGCGACTCCGCCAAGATATGAGTCTTGATTCGATAATCTGGATAAGCATTTATAAACTCCTTCAATCGGTCTTGAACTGAAACATAATCATCAAGGTAATTCGACATTTAACTTCTCTCTCCCTGCGAAATTACTTATCGCATCGTCTAACTGTTCTTTTAATGAATAAAATGTGCCATCTGGCCAGTTC